CGAGAACTTGATGTCTTCGCCCGGCTCCAAAATTTGCAGCGTGCCAGGTTCCATTCCCGCGAGCGCCACGCCATTGCCATCGGCCGCCGACTCCCCCATCAGGTTGTCCTCTGGGGCCATGCGGGTGATGAAGCCAGCAAACATGGCCGCGGTTTTCTTACGCACCAGCTCCGCGTCGTCGTACTGGTCGAGTTCATTCAACTTGACCAGCGCACGCGTGAGCCACGGCTCTCCCCGGATCTGGCCGGGGCGCAGTGGTCGAAACAGGTGGATGATCTCACTGACATCGACCCGTACGGTATCCATGCCACCGGCACTGCTGGACATCGGAGCCAGCAAGCCATCGTTGGGATGCGAGCGGTACAGGTGGTAAGCCACCCGGCGACCCAGCCGGTCAAACTCGATGCCTGAGCGGACGACATTGCCACCGGGTAGATCCCGGTTCATGGTGGTTGGCAGGTGTTCAGCCTCCAGCACCTGGATCTGCAATGCCACCGGCAGACCATCTTCGGTGCGGCGGTAGCGCAGTCGCACCAGGGCTTCGCCGCCTTCGAGCATGGCGCGAGTAGCGAGTGCCTGCAGACCGTAGAAGTCGGTCAGGCCTGCGGCATCCGCCTGCTCGCACCAGTCCCACCAGAGGCTATGGATGGCTTCGCGCGTGGTCTGGTCCTGCACCATGCTCTGCGGCTTGATGCCGGTACCGATGGCGTTCGCCACAAAGGCTTCGATGCCAGCGGCGGCCCAGGCGTTGCGCCTGACCAGATCACGGCTTTTGGAGCGCAGTTCGTCTTGGGCGAACGAGAGCGCCGCCACGGCGCCCGGGTTACTGGGCATCCAGGCCAGGGCCCGGCGGCCGCCACCGGTGCCGTCGTAGACAGGCGTACCACCGAACATGCGGCGACGCAGATTCTTGAGCCAGGCCATCAGAGCGCCTTGCTCGTGGTCATGCGGATCTGGCGCGATTTTGGTGCGCCGGATTCACGCGCGATGGTGGCTTCGACCTCGGCAATCGCGGCCTTCAGATCAGCCACGCTGCGGTACTCGATGCTTTTTCCCTCGTAGGTCACGCGGTGCTCGCCGCTGGCCAGTGCTTCACGCAGGGCCTGCAGGTGTTCTGGGGTGTAGGTCATGTTCAGGTCATCCATCGGCTGCGCACCACGCGCCGTGCGGGCGCTGGCGTGCTGCCAGAAGTGCTGAGGCCACCGTCGAACTTCTGCTCTTGGGTGGCCTCGGGGGTTGTGATTTGTTTGGCAACGACTGGTGGGCCTGCGCCGAGTTGTTTTTCGAGTTCTTGCCAGTGCCGGTCTTCGAACCGGTCCAGGCCAGCAGCCGCTGCCGCTGCCCGGGCGTATACGTAGCAGTCGAGCGCCTCGTTGCGCTCGCGCATCTTTTGCCACTCACGGTGAGCAAAGCCGTTGCGGTCGCGCCGGGTGATCAGCTGCTCGGCACAGAGCTGCTGCAGGTACTCAGCATCGACCTTGGGCAGGTGCACAAAGCCAGCCGGGTAGATCGGCGTGATGCCGTCGTCAGCCACCTCCGCGCTTTTGCGCAGGTTGTTGTAGAACTCCAGTTTGGCAATGCCACCCGCCACCGGGAACACCTTGATGCCACGGCGCAGCTTCTTGCCACTGGCTGTGGCATCCACCGCAGTGGGGGTTCCGATTAAAGCCGCACCACCAGCAATGCCCTTGATCGGCATGAGCCGCGTGTCGCGCACGCCGCGCACAAAGGCATAGGCTTCTTGCGTGGCGTAGCCGGTGTCCAGGGCCAGGCGCGCCAGGCTCAGCTGGCAACCACTGCTGTGGGTCCAGGTTTCGCCCATCAGCTTGGCGAGAGCCAACCAGACCTCGGTGCGGGCGGTGTCGCCCATCAGCACCCGGTGTTCGACAAGCCAAGATTCCTTGCCCCGGCCGAAGGCCCAAACTGAGACCTCGATGCGGTCCTTCTGCACGTCGGCACCCGCAGTGAGCAACAAACCACCCGCGGGCACGCTGCCGATGCGGTAGTCCTCCCGGCGCTCCAGCAAGCGCTGCCAGTCTGGCGCTTCGCCTTCCTCCACCCATGTTTCGCCAAGCTCGGTGTTCTTGAAGGTCTTGATCGCCGAGGCTGATCGGGTATCTGACATGGCGGCCGACTCCCAGGCCCGCGCGATCTCGATCCAACTGCGCCAGCCCACTGGGCTGTACAGGCTGGACAGGTGAAACCCGGCCGTCCGGCCAGCTTGTTCTGGCGCGCAAGCCTGCCACTGCCCGTTGTCCAGCATCCAAGTCTTGTGATGCTCGGCAATCGGCTGGCTGCATGACTCGCAGATGTAGGCCGCCGTTTCTGGCTGGCCACGCTCCCAGCGCAGCTGCTCAAAGCGTAGCCACTGGCGGTGATCGCAATGCGGGCACGGCACAAAGTAGCGGCGCTGGTCAGATGCTTCGAACTCACGCTCCACCGCACTGGCCCCCGCAATCGTGGGCGTCGAGACGATCAGGATCTTGCGCCGTGCAAAGGTGCGGGTGCGGGCTTCGGCCAGCGAGATGGCATCGCCTTCACCTTCCACATCCAGCGGGTAACCATCGACCTCGTCGAGAAACAGGTAGCGCACCGGCATCGAGCGCAGACCCACCGCGCTATTGGCCCCGGTCATCACCAGCACGCCGCCTTGGAATTCCTTGGCCAGGATGGTGTTGCCCGAGTCGCGGCTGCGCGCCGGGGCGATGCGCTCTTGGATGGCTGGGCTTTCTTCGATCAGCGCATCGATACGCTGTTTCGATGCTCGCTTGGCCATTTCCACTGTGGGCCACACCGCCATCATTGGACCCGGTGCGTGGTGAATGACGTATCCGACCCAGTTCAGGCCCAGCTCCGTACCGCCCACCTGGGCGCCTTTCATGAACACCACCCGCTCGATAGGCGACATCGGGGACAAGCAGTCCATGATCTCACGCAGGTAGGGCGTGCGGCTGGTGCGCCAGCGGCCTGGCTCCGATGCGGCCTTGCTGGACAACACCCGGTGCTTGTCAGCCCACTCGGACACGGTCAGCAGCGGATCGGGTGTCAGGCCCTCGCGCCAGGCGCGCTCGATAGCATCCCAGCCTTCGTAATACAGCTCATCCATGATCAGTCCACCTTGGGATGCACATCGCCCAGGTCTTGCAACTGTTCGCGCACGGCGGTGTCCAGCGCCACGTGCAGGGCGTGGGGTTCGACACCCAGTCCGGCAGCCATCTGCGCCGAAATGCGCGCTGGCCAGTTGAGCCAGGCATCGCGCTCAGCCCGGGCAAGCTTGAACACATGGGCCACGGCCTGCGCCCGATCGACCAGTTCGCCCTTCAGTTGCGCCAATCGCACCTTGTTGGTCTGTGCCTTGACCACTTCGTTGACGGTGCGGGCCTGCAACAGCGATGTGCCACCAGACGACAAGACTGGCGTGGGCGCTTCGGGCGTGTCCCTGACAGCCTTTGCGGAAGCTTGCGGCATCTGGCGGGCAAGCGCTGAAACCTGTGCAGCCGGTTTGTCATTGGTTGCGTCCGCTACCGTTCGCCGGGTTGGCGTGGTGTTGGCCGCCCACTGGGCATCGGCCACCACCGGGTCGATGGTGCCGTCCGGCAGCGGCGCGATACGCCCGGTGTCGATGGCTTTCTTGACGGCCACGTGCGACACGCCTCGGTGACGCGCGTAGGCGCGAATGGACAGTCCCATGGTGTTGATCTACTCAGTGCAAGTGGGTGGCCTCCTGTATGTGGTGGGTCATGCAAAGGCGAGTGAATCACCCGGGATAAAAAAGAGCTTGGCTTCGGGTTGAAAGAGCGCGTGAATGCGGATGTCGATTGACAAGCAACCAACCAAGGAGCCCCACATGGCCAAACCCAAGCAGCCCACCGCACTCCCCCCGGACGAAGTCGAGCTCTTGCTCGAATCGATCGCCCTGGCCCACCTGTTCATCGAAACCCTGCAAACCCGCCACCGAGACAGCCTGGACTTCCACGACGTGAGCGTCTGGGGTGTCAAGAGCGCATTGCAAGCCGCCTTTGATGCTGGGGTGCGTGCCGCCGGCGGAAGCCCAAAGCAGACCGTGCAGCATACGCACAAGGCCACCGCAGCCAATCGAATCAGCGGCAACGGCAGCGCCGCTGCCCTGCAAGCGTGAGGACACCATGACCATCGCACTCAACCCCAACCAGCAGGCCATCCTGGAACACGCCGCGCAACACAGCGGCGGCAAGATCGCCTGGTTTCCCGAGCACATCAAAGGTGGCGCACGCACCAAGGTGCTCGAGGGCTTGTCCAAACGCGCCCTGATCACGCCCGACGGCGATGACTGGGTGGTGGCCGCCGAAGGCTATGACGCCCTGGGCCTGCCACGTCCGGTGGCCGTGCCACCGACCATCACACTTGCCGATCCCGACCTGGAATCGGCGGTGGTTACCGCTGAAGCCAGTTGGCAAACCGCAAAGGACAAGCTGCAGCGCACCCGCCCTGACAGCAAGCAGGCCTTGGTAATCGAGATGCTCAAACGCCCCGAGGGCGCCACTATCGCGCAGATCATGGAAGCCACAGGCTGGCAAGCCCACACCGTGCGCGGCACACTGGCCGGCACGCTCAAGAAACGCCTGGGGCTGACCATCACATCGACCAAGGAGGCCGGCGGTCAGCGCGTGTATCGCATCGAGTCCGCAACCAGCGGCACGGAGGCAGCATGAACACGCTTACGACCAGACCCCAGATGACGATCACGATTGAGCGCACGCCACGAACCTTCACGGTCGACGGCAACGACATCCAGGTCGAAGAACTCGGCATCCGTCTGCCATTCGCGCGCAAGCCGGTGGATCTGAGGGACATGAGCGCCAGCGGCGACTACATCGTCTACGTCACCGAAACCCGGACCATGACGCCGGAAGAGTTCGACGGCTTCGCGGCCAACTTGCTGACCTCGCGCGACTGGCTGACCGGCAAGGGTGGCTACGTTGGCAATGGACGCCTGTGCGTAGAAGTTCACGCCCTAGGACGTCCGTACCTTTACGTTGATCCGTCTGGCGGGGACTACGCCCGCTATGTGGCCCGCCTGGGCTAGTGGCGGCAGAGCCACGCTGCCCATGTTCTTCGATCAAAGCCTTGGCTTCTGTGTTGAACAGCGCGTCAATGGGGTCATCGTCAAACGATTGAACGGAACTCCATCATGACCCTCGACCTCGACACCCTGATGCGCCAGATGACTGAGCAAAAGGCCAAAGACGCCTTGCTCAACGCGCGTTCCACCCTGGAGCGCAGCCTACGCGAGTTGGACCACTACATCGAGCGGCTCGACACCGCCGAGACGCTGCAGGACAAATCGCAGGTAATGAACTGGGCGCTCAATGCGCTTGCCTGCAACATCACGCCCAACCTGCGACTGGACCTGATCGCTAGCGCACAGGCCGAATTGGCCAGCATCGCAAAATGATCATGGCCCGCAAAAATGATCGAGAAAGCCTTGGCTTTTCTGTAGAACAGCGCGTGAATGGAGTCAACGCCAACACAGACACGGAGTCGACGATGATTACCACCCACATCCTTGCCACCCAGAACGAAACTTGGGGCTTTTGGGGCACGATGAACGAACATGCCCAGGCAGCCTGGCCGATGGCCATGACCGCGATCTCCGACGCCACCGGGCAGCCCCTCGAATCGGTCAGGCTGTTCCTCGACAGCCGTCACGGACGACATTTTGCGGATGACGTCCTCAACGAGATGCTGCGAGGCCACGAAATCAAGCAGGCTATCGACGCCGCCGTCACACGGTGGATGGGCTGGACGATTGGCCGCCAGACCAGCAAGGCGTATGGCATCCCGCGCGGCCTGCCTTACCTGACGGGCTTCGTGATTCACTGCGGGATCGTCGAAGAACTCGCCGCCTGAGGAAAACGACATGGCCGCCATCATCACCAACCCAACCGTCGAAGCCAACTACGACAAGTTCATCGCCGAACTGACCGCGCTCACCCGCAAGTACGGTGTGGCGATCCAGTCAGTCGGCGGGGTCATCCTCGCAGACGACCCCGGAGAGTTCCAGGCTGTCACCTACGTCGCCGACATCACGAGCGGCGACCTCTACCCGCGACTCCCCGACGCCTGACAACTCATCGAAGGCGACGCCATCGGACGCCCGCGTGGCCTGTGCCCCGGCATAGTCCTGCCAGCGGCGCACGATCACGTCCACGTACTTCGGGTCGAGCTCGATCAGCCACGCCCGCCGCCCCGATTTCTCGGCGGCGATCAGCGTGCTGCCGGATCCACCAAAGGGGTCGAGCACCACGTCGCCCGGACGACTGGAATTGCGAATCGCCCGCTCCACCAGTTCCACCGGCTTCATGGTCGGATGGAGATCATTGACGCGCGGCTTGTTGAAGAACCACACGTCCCCTTGATCCCGGTCGCCGCACCAGTGGCGTTGCGCACCCTCCGGCCAGCCGTAGAGGATGGGCTCGTACTGGCGCTGGTAGTCGGCGCGACCGAGCGTGAAGGTGTTCTTGGCCCAGATAATGAAAGTGGACCACTTGCCACCAGCCGCCCGGAAGGCTTGCTGCAGGGTGTCCAACTCGCTGGACGACATGGCGATATAGGTGGCCCCGGCGCAGCATTCCAACATGGGGGTTAAAGCCGCCAACAGGAAATCGTAGAAGTCATCGCCCAGGTTGTCGTTCAAGATCGGGCGGTCCTTGCCACGCATCTTGTCGCGGGCAGAGTTGGCGTAGTCCACGTTGTAGGGTGGATCGGTGAAGACCATGTCAGCCTTGGCATCGACCATCAGCAGCTCGTAACTCTTGGGGTCGGTGGCGTCCCCGCACAGCAGGCGGTGATTGCCCATCTCCCACATATCGCCCGGCCTGGAGATCGGCATGGCCGACACATCCGGCACAGCATCGTCATCGGTCTGGCCATCGACGGTGGTCTCCTCGCCAGCCATGATCTCGGCCAAGGCGTCGGCATCGAAGCCGGTGATGTCCAGGTTGAAACCGTCTTCCTGCAGCGACTGCAGTTCGATGCGCAGCATGGTGTCGTCCCAGCCGGCGTTTTCTGCAATTCGGTTGTCGGCGATGATCAATGCACGGCGTTGGGTCGGGGTCAGGTGATCGAGCACGACCACTGGCACAGATTCCAAGCCCAGTTTCTGGGCAGCGGCAAGACGGCCGTGACCAGCCACGATTACGCCATCAGAACCGGCAAGAATCGGATTAGTGAACCCGAACTCGACGATGGAAGCCGCAATCTGCGCCACCTGCTCCTCGGAGTGGGTCCGGGCGTTGCGGGCGTAGGGCACAAGTTTTTCCGTCGGCCAGCGCTCGATGTGGGTGGACAGCCAGGGTTCAGACATGGACCAGCCCCGGTTCGTAGACGGTTTTGCCCTGGGTCAGCTTGGCCGTGAGCAATTGGGTGCGTTCGTTGGAGGCAGCGACCGACAGGTGCGCCCACCGGCCAAACTCGTGAATGATCTGCACGCAAGGGAGCTTCAACTGGCTGGCGGCTTGGCACACGGCCAAGGGCGTGATGCCCGGCACGATGAGGTCAGCCGCACGCCCTTGCATGTGGTGACTGGTGGGACTGCCACCGACTGCACGGTTCAATGCCAGCGAGCGGTAGCCACTGGTGATCACCACCGGGCGCGCCAGTTTGACGCGCAGGGGCTCCAGCACCAACTGGCACAGCCGACGCAGGTTATCGATGATCTCGGGTGTAGGCTCGTTAGCGATGCCACGGCGAGCCGCCGTTTCCGAAACCAGAAACTCGGCCAGCTCGAAATGTTCAGACAGTTGCATGTTGTTCTTGCCGCTGGGCAGCGACGACCTCATAGGGTTCTCCGGTGGCAGCCAGTGCGACCGGCACACCAGGGAAGTTCTGTTGGAAACGGATCAGCGCCACATCGACATACTCGGGGGCAATCTCAACGGCACGGCCGATGCGACCGGTGCGCTGCGCGGCCATCAGCGTGGTGCCACTGCCGCCAAAGGGCTCGAATACGATTTCGCCTTCATCGGTGTAGGCCTCGATGACCTCGACCGGCAGCGTCACCGGAAACACCGCTGGATGATCGATGTCTTTGCCGATCTTTCCCTTGTGCCGCATGACGCGGATCACGGAGTCCGGGATGCGGTGATCCTGCGTGGGCTGACCAGCAGCGGTCCAACCGTTGACCTGGCCATCCTTGCCACGCATCGCGGTCGAGGATCCGTCGGCGCGCAGGTGGGTTTCCTGACCGGCGAACTTGCAGGGGACCGTCTTGTTGGGTTTACGCGTCTGCCGGTTGAAGTGGAAGATGAATTCGAAGCTGGGCGCCAGGCGACCCTGCCAGTCACCTGGCATTCCCGGCCCTTGGTCCCAGACGTACCAAGCAAATCGCCGCCATCCTTGGCCGCGCATCCAGTCGAGCCATGCGTCCCAATACGGGATGAACTCGTTGTCCCGGTGGATCAGACCGAGATTGACCAGCACCTGACCATCGGCGGCCATGGGCACTTGCGCGAACACACCGCGCATCAGGCCATCCCAGTCGGCAATGCCGCCGGAGGTGTAATCGCGCTGGTTGCCGTAGGGTGGTGAGGTGAAACACAGACTGGCCTGCTCGCCCTGCATCAGAGCGGCGATCACCGTCGGGTCCCTGGCATCTCCGCAGATCAGGCGGTGCGGGCCCAACTGCCAGACGTCGCCGGCGCGTGTGGTGGGTTGCTTCGGTGGGTCCGGGACATCGTCGTCTGCCTCGGCATCCGATTCAGCATCGGCACCGCCAGCATCAGGTTCGCTCAAATCAGCCACCATCTTGGCCAGCTCGTCATTGTCGAATCCGGTGAGCTGCAGGTCATAACCGGCCTCGGACAACTCCGCCAGTTCCAACGCCAGCAGCTCGTCATCCCATCCCGCGTCGAGTGCCAGGCGGTTGTCGGCGATCACGTAGGCGCGCTTTTGCGCCGGAGTGAGGTGGCCCAGTTCGATGACCGGGACCTCGGCCAGTTCCAATTTTCGCGCAGCGGCCAGACGGCCATGGCCGGCGATGATGCCGTTGTCGCCATCGACCAGCACCGGACTTGTCCAGCCAAATTCCACGATGCTGGCCGCGATCTTGGCGATCTGGGCTGGCGAATGGGTCCTTGGGTTTCTGGCATACGGCAGCAGCGCATCGATCGTGCGATATTCGATCTGCAGGTTGGGCGTCATGGAATTGAAAAACCCGCCGAGCGTTGCCGCCGGGCGGGTTGGAAATATTCAGTGGGTGGTAACTGTCGGGGACGGTGGTAACCGCAGGCCGGTAACCTGGCCGGGTGGTAACCTGTTTTTCTGGTCAGACGCTATCGATATCTCGCGCTCGCGCCCCCCGCATGGGATTTTGGACAGGAAGGACCCGTCGATTGTCCGAAGGACTCCGCAATCATCAGATTGGCATCGGCCATCAGGTGTTTGCATCGATTCGCATCTGTTGGGGCGGCGATCTGAGTTCTGAAGATCACGCCCGCTGCTTACACCGCTGTCCTGACCATAGCTGAAACTGTATGCTCAAACCGGGTAAAATGCGACAGGGGGTGTTTTGGCAACTATCATCACCATCCTGCATTGCCCTGCACACCCCATCAATTTGCCGTAACTTCATTCAGTGGCCCTTGTTCAGGTGTAGGGTGACCAGATGGATGGCCGCATCAAAGCGGCGCTGAGCGGTGCGAGCCGCGCAGGCAAACCGCCGACCGATCTGCTCCCAGCGATACCGGTTCGACCGCATCCACACCAGATGCCGCTGCTCCACCTCCAGCCACTGCACCCAGCGCATGGTCTCCAGCATCCGCTCCACCGCTTGGGGGCTGGGTGGCATGGGGCGGTACAGCCGCTCGGGATCGGGGTAGCGCTCGGGCATTTGCATGGCCAAGGTCATCCACGGGTTGAAGTAGCCACCAGGTCTGACGCGTGGCAGCTTGTGAGCGGTTTCGGCAGCGTCGGCAAAGCGGGCTGCAACGTCATCGACCGTCCATTCGGTTTTGGTCTCAGCCATGGCGCTTGCCTCCCTCGCCGTAAAGGCGTTCGCCCAGCCTGCGCACGAACTGCTTCTCCACCCAGTCGAGCCGTTCGTCGTGCTCGCTGACCACCAGGATGTGGTCATTGCGCCAGCCCTCGCGTTTGACCGCGTCCAGATCCGGCGTGGTGGGCTGCAGATTGCCCAGAGGGCAGCGGTAGCGGTATTGCGGCACATTCATGTCACATCCCCACTGCTACCATCTCGATCGCCAGATACAGCAAGGCGATGGCATCAGCCTCGTTGTCGTCAACCGGAGCGTGGCAACGGTCTCGTACGGATGCGATCATCTCGTCCTTGCTGGCGTTGCCTTTGCCGGTGGCGTGCTTCTTGATCGTGCCGACCGGGATGCCCTGGTACGGGATCTGGTGGTGCTCGCACCAGGCGGTGAGCTGCCCCATAAAGCCGCCGTAAGCGTGGGCAGCGTCGACACCGACGTGACGTCGGACTTCCTCGAAGACCACCTGGTCGATGCCGTCATTGCACTGTTTGATGTCGGTGAGCCAGCGCTTGAACCGAAGGTAGCGCATACCGCCGCCTTCGAAGCGTTGGGGTTTGAAGGATTGGCTGCCACTGGTGATGCTACCGTCACGGCAGGCCAGTGCCCAGCCAGTTTGGGTGCCCAGATCAAGGGCGAGGATGGTCATTGTGTTCATTGGTCACTCCATGTGTTTTTGGCATCTGGTGACCGAAGGTGACCCGTTTCTCGTTATCCGCTCGCGCCTGCGCGCGTACACGTGTAGAGAGATAACGATATGCCGGTCACTTTCGGTCACCCATTGGGGTCTGTCGATTGGGGTCAGTCGTCGCGATAGGGCATGTAGCCGCCCGGCTCGCGGGGTTTGAGCGACAGGCCTGACAGGGCTTTTGCCCCGCCATGCAGGCGAGTGCGCGCAAACCCACGGTTGATGAGTTGCTGGGTGAGCCAGCGGCTGGTGCCCACGTACTCGCCACGCCGCTCTGCCCGCTCGCGCCAGCGCTGGTAGATCGCGGAAATCGCCTCGCGCGCCACGGGCGACTGCTGACAGTCCTCGTCAAGGAATTCACCGATCGCGTCCTCCTCTTCGAAATACTCATCGGTGGCATCGAGCACCTGCTGAGGCGGATCGAGTCGGCCCAGGCGCTGCCACTCCAGACACCCTTGAACCGCCCAGGCCAGAATCCCGTCCCGTTCGGCCAAGAGCTTTTGCTGCAGGTGCGGATCTCGCCGCTCCGGAGGGACGGTGATCGTGAACGGAATCAGGTGGAGCCGCCGTTTCATCGCTTCGTCGATGTTGCGGATGGCCGGCTTGTGATTGCCCGCCACGAACAACTTGAACTGTGGCCAGAACTCAAAGAAATCCTGGCGCATGAAACGCGCCGAAATCTTGTCGCCCCCCGTGAGACTCTTGACCTTGGATTCGGCCCAGCGTCGCCCTTGCTCGGTTTCAATCGCCGCCACAAAACGCGCACCACGCAGACCGGCCATATCGGTCGGGTGCCGGTCCGTGCGGGTTTCCATGAACGTGTCCATGGGTGCGTTGGTGGCGTAGTCACCCAGAATGGTGGCCAGGGTGTTCACGAACACCGACTTGCCATTCGCGCCGGTGCCGTATAGGAAGAACAGCGCGTGCTCCTGTGTCGATCCCGTCAGGGCATACCCTGCCATCCGGGCGAGATAGTCCTGAAGGGCCTGATCGCCACCTGTGACCTCATGGAGGAATTGCCGCCATGTCGGGCAATCCCCCGCCGGCGTGGCAGTGGTGATCTTGGTCAAACGATCCATACGATCATGGGCGCGCAGCACGCCGTTTTTGAGGTTCACCACGCCGCCTGGCGTGTTCAGCAGCCAAGGGTCTGCATCCCACTCGTCAGCAGTGGCCGCATGACGCCGGTCGGAGCGTGCAAGTCGTTCCAGTCCGGCCACGGTGCCACTGCTGGCGAGCTTGGCCGCGATCCGGTGCGAATCGGCCTTGAGGGCAGCCTCACGACAAATCTGGCGCATCAGGTGGTGCGCGGCCAGGGTCTCCTCGGTTTGCCAGCGCTTGCCAGTCCAGAACACCCACTTGCCCCACAACGCGACATAGCGCCAGTCTTGGGCGTACCGACCCGAGAAGATCAGCGCCAGCGCGTCTTCCGTCGCCCAGACCGATTGCTCGGTAGGATCTACTGTTTGCGCAGACTCTGCGTTCGACTGGAAATGAATACGCTCCCCGTCGGCAATGAAGCCCTGCACATCAAAACCTTCAGCAACTGCATCGGCCGCATCCCACCCATCCGCAGTACCATTGGGTGCATCTGCTGTCGGGTTGGTTGGCGGTATCAACACCGCGCAATGCTGGGCACCCGCTGCCATGACCGCCTCGGCTGCATTCATCGCATATTCCCAACCCGGCTTGTCGCGGTCGGGCCAAATCAGGACGTGCTTGCCTTGGAGAGGCGACCAGTCGGTCTTGTCGATCGGTGCATTGGCACCGTGCATCGCAGTGGTGGCGCAATAACCTGCATCGATCAAGGCCTGGGCGCACTTCTCGCCCTCGACAAGGATCACCTGTTCGGCTTTGGCGATGCCGGGCTGGTTGAACAACGGCCTCGGCTCGGGAGGGGCCATCTTGCGCCGCTTGGCATCCCAAGGGCGGAACTCCTTGCGCCCAGGGTTGGGCTCATAGCGATACACGCAGGCGACCAGACTGCCGTCGGCGGCGAGATA